GTTCCGCGTGATTGTTCTCAGGCGCGCCGTAAAGAAACTTGAGAGACGGGTGCGTCAACTCGTGGAACAAAGCCAAGGTGCCGAGAAAATCTTCAGCAAGATGAGCGACGACGACGGAACGATCACTTGCCATGTGGCCTGCGACTTTTAAAGTGCGCGAACCGGCTTGCAAGTCGTATGAACGTTCGATTTTGGCCAGCCGGAAATGGATTGAGAATCGACCCAATCCCAGCGCGCTTTTCTGGTTGAAAAACGCTTCCAGCTTGTCCGCTTCCGGGCGTCCGAAAGCCAAAGCCCAAGCGTCAACGAAAGCAGCCACTGCCCGCGCTACGTCTTCAACGCGATACGGGCAATCCTTCACGCGAAAATTCCAACCGGGCACGGGAGTTCGCGCCATCTTGTATTTCAGATTGATGTAAATGCCGATGCTGATAGCAACGACGACGGCGACGCAGCCCATCAGCCAGATGGGAATCACAATGAAACCAGGATTCATAAATTCACTCCAGACCACCACTTTTCAGCGGCATTCCAACCTTCTTCGAAGCGTCGCTCAACCCAATCGTCGTCAACACTGAAATCCATGCTGTCACCTTCGCTTTCGACTTCGATGATGAACGGCCATCTCTTTTTCGAGACGTAAGTGTGATTCGCATTATCCGCGAACATCTCGATGATCGCTTTGACGTTGTCAACCACACCTTTAGTCCGTTTTTCTTCGCCAACTTTAGACTTGAAACGAACGCCAACCGTGGGGCGCTCAGGTTCATCATCCCAAACGCCAAGGCCGAAGTTCATTTTCACGCCACCGTCGACTTGGGGACGCCTTTTCAGCATCGCCATTTTGAACCAAATTGGAATCGAAATCGAAGCGCGGATCACATCAGCGGTCGGCAAATCAAAACCTGCCATCGTCGGAATGGCGGCGTGACAAAGATCAGACGCGACGAATTGGCTTTGGCGCTTCCAGACGTCGACGACAAACGCACCCCAAGACATCTCAGCGTCAGACATTTTTCCAGGCAAATGTTCGCGGAAAATAGCGTGAGCCAAATCGCCTTTGTGGATTCCAACACCTCGCCAAGGAGTCCAATTGAGGTCTAGCAAATTCTTCGTCGTCACGACCTTCATGAGGGCCATCGCTTCGTCGACGGTCCACCCATGAGCAATGCCAGCAGAGACGATTGAGCCGCCTGACGTGCCAGCTACGCGCTTCACTTCCACACCTTGCTCCAGCAAATAGGCATAAGCTCCCAAATGGCAAGGGAACAACATTCCAGACCCGGACAACACCAAATCGATTTCCATTTCTTCACCCTTTCGGAAAACCCGTTTCCAGTTATATACTACCAGCCACCACGGAGGCGTTGTTTTGGCCATTTTAGGGATGAAAGCTAGTGAATTGGAAAAAGCTTGTATCAAGCTTTGGGACTATCTGACGGACGGAAAAACCGACGAGGAAGCCCGAAAGAAACTCAAGATTTCCGTCGAGGATTTCGTTGATCTCAAACGAAAAATGATGGAGCGCGAAATTGCGCGATTGAGCACGCAGACGACAGAAGAAGTCTACGTCAAGCATTCCATCGCGCAAATCCAGAACATCAGGGATTTGACCGATATGATCAAGGAGTTCAAGAAATCGAAGCAATACAACGCCATGGTGGGGGCGGTCAAGGCGCGCGCGGAGCTTTATGACAAGCTCTTGAAAATGGGGCAGGATTTAGGCATCATCGAGAAAGAAGCGGTGAAGCACGAAGTGGTCGGTGGCATTGTCGTTTCTGATTTGTCTTCGAAGGAATTGAAGAAGATGATCACTTCAGAGCTGGCAGGCTTGAACGATATGATGAAACGCTATGGCAGTTCCAACATCATCGATATAAAACCCAAACCCACCCACGGACCTCCCAAAAAAACCAAGGTTTTGAAAGAAAAAACGACTGGCGGCAAGAAGATGCGCGTGGCAAAAGGGCGGCGCGTCGTCAAAACCAAGGTAAAAGCTAGTTGAACCAAACCTGCGCCATTCCGGCGTAGTTCACAAATGTGAATCCCCAGCTCTTTTCGGGCAGACTTCGTTTCCAGGACGGGGGCGGAAGTTGTCAAGGGATTCGTCACAACAGGAGAGACAAATGTCCAGTGGAAACCATCGTACTTTTTATGGCGCAGTAACCGGCACCGGTGCTGCCCTCGACGTTCGCACCGTGGGATTTCGCCCCAAGGAAGTTGAACTTCTCAACACAGACGGTCTTGCGACTCTCAAATGGACAGACTCCATGAAAGACGACGAAGGCCTCAAGGAAATCACAACTGGAACGAAGTCGTTTTTGGCTTCCAATGGCGTGATTCCTTTGAGCGACGGCTTCACCATGGGTGCCGATGCTGATTTGAATGCCGCAGGCGAAGTGGTCCATTTCGTCGCGCGTGGCTAAGTCTGATCACTAGCGGGAAATGGCTCTGCAAGGTAAGACTTGTGGAGTCTTTTTCTTTGGAGGAATCGCTATGAGCACTCGCAGCCCACAAAAAGCTCCCAAATCCGCACTTCATCGCGAAGGGGTTGCCACAGTAGACCCCGCGTTGGGGATTCCTCAAGAGCAAGGCGTGAATTTCAACGGGTACGAATTCGCCCATTTCACAATTCTACCAGCTGGCGGCGCGAACCCCACTGTTTTGATCTACGCTTGGAGCGAGGAATCAAGCGAATTTGTGCCATTATTGGAAGCCGAAGCGCAACCCGCTCCCCAGGGCGCAAATGCACCTTACGCCTTCACGATTCGTGCGGCAGGCCGAATCCTTTTGGCGCGCATTTCCGTCCTTGTTGCTGGCACAGTTGACGTTGAAGCGTCCGGTTGGGATGCCAACGGCGGCGCTGCGTGATGAAACTTGAAGCTGAGGTGAAGAATCTTCGTCAAGATGTTCATCTCCTCAGGGAAGAACTTGCAGGCACCCGCGAAATGCTCGACGGCGCTATGCAAACCACAACAGGCGCGCGAAAAGCATATGCCAAAGAGCCGATTTGCTTGAAGAGCGCGTGAAATACTTCAAAAACGGAGGGTTTTGATGTCATTGCACTTGCTATCAAAAATCGAATTCGCCTTGTCATCGACTGGCAACCAAGAACGGGACCGCGCGAACCTCGCCAAAGAAATCACCATGGCCACTGCGAATGAGGGCGGCAATTGGCACAGAATCGTGCTGGCGAGCATCACAGACCTCGAATTGGAGATGCCTGGCATTTCAGATGCGAAGTTTTTAGCGATTCTTACCAAGCTTCACGTGCCTACGCCTGCACCGGACCCGTCGGAATCTCCTGTTGCGCTTCAGTTCAAGTTGAATGGCGTCGGCAACACGCCGTTTTTGGTAGCGCCAGACGATGACGGGTTGGGTGTTTTCGTCATTTCAACGAGCGCCCTGGCTAGTCTGCATGTCACCAACCCAGATGCTGCCGTAGGTATGGAAGTCACGTGGCTAGCGGTGGGTGATTGATGGCCAAGGTCAAACCGATATTGCCGACTGGCACAAAAAAGCTGGACAAACTTGAGAAATCAGAACTCATCGATCAATGCCGTCACTACAACGACATGAAAAACGAGTTTCTGCGACGGCAAATCATCGATAACAATCGCATCGACCTCCTGGCGACGGAGGTTTTGGGCTATCAAGTTCAACCCTTCCACTTCCGGATGATGCAGTGGCAGTTTCTCCATCCGGACTCGATGCAGTGGGTTTTTCGTGGCGCAGGAAAGTCCACGACTTGCACCATCACAAAAATCGTTCACTTGCTGATAAAAAATCCCAATCTGAGGATTTTGATCGCGTCGAAATCGCAGATGAACGCCGAAGGTTTCTTGAAGGAAATCAAGGGGCATTTCGAGGGCAACGAAAAATTGGTTGAGCTTTTCGGGGAGTATTATGACCCGCAAAAAGTCGGCAAATGGGACACGCGTGAAATCGAAGTCGCGCCCAGGACGCAGAACCACAAGGAAGCTTCCGTGACTTGCGTTGGCGTTTCCGGCACGATTGTTTCGAAGCACTATGATATCATCATGAGTGATGACCTCGTCGACGAGGAGAATGCCCGCACCAAGGGGCAGCGTGAGAAAACCCTCAAGTGGTATTATCAAACGCTTGACCCTACTTTGGAACCGCCTGATCCAGCCGTTCCGCATCGAGGCGAGCACCATCGCCTTGGCACGCGATACCACTTTGATGACCTTTGGGGCCACCTGAAGGCAAACGAGTTGGCGAAGCATACCCAAGTGATCAGGGCGCTTGACGACGACGACCGCAGCCCGTGGCCAGAAAAGTATCCACCGGAGTGGTTCAAAGAGAAGCGCAAGAAATCTGGCTTGATCATTTTCAACGCTCAGTATCAAAACGATACCGAAGCAATGAAAGGCGAGGTCTTCCAATACGACGACTGCCAGATGATCGAAGACCGTGACGTGCCCAAAGATTTGAAAATCTTTCAAGGGTGCGACCTCGCAATCAAGACTGGCGAAGCAAACGACCAATTTGCCCACGTCACAATCGGCATCGACGATCAATGGCGGATTTTCGTTTTGGAATTCTTCGCCGGACACTTGCGTTTTACGGCGCAAACGGAAAAGATTCAGCAGTTGTATCGGAAATATGACCCCATCAGGGTCGGAATCGAAACCAACGCATATCAAGACGCGCAGTATCAAAAATTGAAGGACGAAGAAGGCGACATCAGACTGACCCCGATCATCACGACGAAAGACAAGTTGACGAGGGGGTGGAAGTTGTCGGGGCATTTCGAAGACAAGCGTGTTTTCTTTAAAAAAGGCATGCACGTCATGGTGGATCAGTTGGTACTTTTCCCCAGCCACTCGCGAGACGACCTTTTTGATGCTTTGGATTTGGCAATCGGCGTCGCAGCGAAAAAAGTCAGAAAGAAACGCAGGAGAGAACCAGGCCTGCTTGGAGCGAAGAAATCATGAACGCACTCAGCGAAAAAGTAAAAGCATCGAACGAAGTGAACAAAGACGCTTCGCGAAACCTTATGCGTGCACGTGTGATCGAAATCCGAAAAGGCGGAGGCACCGTCAAGGAGCAAATCAGGAAACAGCTCGCAGGGCCAAACGACCCACCAGGCAAGAGCCAAGCCGAACCCGACGACCCGTTGTCCAGCCTTGCCGCTGAAGGTCGATTGATGGCCCCTCCTTTTGAGCCTCTTACGCTGGCGATGCTTCCGGAGCAAAACAGCGAAATGGGCCAAGTCATCGAGGCTATGGAGACGAACATCGAAGGCTTCGGTCATCGATTCATCGCCAGAACGACCGACCAGGCAGATGCTGGTTTGAAGAAATTGACAAAGAGCGAGCGCGTGAAGCTCACCAACTTCTTCGCTTACGCTTCGATGGATATGTCATTCACTGAACTTCGCCGTCGACGGCGACGAGACTTGGAAGCGACCGGCAACGCTTATTGGGAAGTCATTCGCAGCACAAATGGCAAAATTCAAGGATTTAATCACATTTCTTCGTATCAGATGCGAATCAGCGTGCTTGATGAAAACCCCATTTTGGTGGAGCAGCCGATTTTGGAGCTTCAAGACGATGGTTCTGTGGAAATCAAGAAGATCAAGCGCTGGCGTCGTTTCCGTCGCCTCGCACAATCGCGCACCACGCATCGCTTTGGCGGTAGTCGTTCGGTCACATCTGGAACCATTCGGTGGTTCAAAGAATTTGGTGATCCAAGAAATTACGACGCCAGAACAGGCGACATCGTCAAAGACGAAGACTTGAAAACCTTCAAGGAAGAAAACCTTGCGAATGAAGTCGAGCACTTCAAGCTTTACAGCCCCAGGACCCCGTACGGCGTGCCAAGGTACATCGGCAACTTGCTTTCGATTTTTGGTGCACGTGCAGCGGAAGAAATCAACTACAGCACTTTCAAAAACAACAACATCCCGTCGATGGTCATCGCAGTTTCTGGAGGAATGCTCACCGAAGGTTCCGTTGAGCGGATTGAAGAGTTCATCGAAGCCCAAATCAACCAAAGCTCCAACTGGTCGAAGTTCTTGATCTTGGAGGCTGAAGGGCTCGTCGAGGGCGAAGACGGTGGGCAGATGAAAATCGACATCAAGCCCCTCACGGCAGAGCAACACACGGACGCTCTTTTCCAGGCTTACGACAAGAACGCCCAAAATAAGGTGCGTCGCTCCTGGCGGCTTCCTCCCATTTTCGTTGGCGCGTCCGAAGATTACACCCGAACGACGGCGGAGACTTCCCGGATATTGGCAGATGAGCAAATCTTCGCGCCAGAGCGAGACAATTTTGACGACTGGATGAACCTGAAAATGTTCCCCTATATGGAGATCAAATACAACAAGTTCAAGTCGAACAGCCCGAACACGACCGACAACGCGGAACTTGTGAAGATTCTTGCTGGAGCCGAAAAAACGGGCGGCATGACTCCAAAGATTGCGCGCGACTTGCTGGAAGATATTTTGGGCAAGGAACTTCCAGACTTCCCGGAAGGCTTTGACGAGAATTTGCCCTTCAGTTTGGCCATGGCGGAAGCTGTGAAAAACCAAGCAGAGCCGACGGAGCCAGGACAGCAAGTCACGGCACTCAAGGCGGCATCGGCTGCCCAAGCCAGCGGCATGGTCTTGGTCGACGTTTTGATGGCAACCCAAGGCGAACTTGAAAAAAGATGGCTTGGCGAGGGAATTGAGACTGAACACGAAGACGACGACACCGAGGCGTGACCAAAATGCCACGCTCTGGTAATCCTAAAGTTCGCGCAATCGTTGCCATGGGCAGCAAGATTTATGCCGCTACGTTGGCAAACGACGCAGCTATTGCGAAAGCATTAGGGTTGTCTGACGTTTCGCAAATCGCCAGGTTGGAAAAGAACCTGCGCGAATTGTATGCGAGGCGTTGGGCGGTCTGGTCTCAGCGCGGAATGAAGAAAACAAGAGCGATTTTGGGCACAGGTCCGGTGACCCAATCCCAGGTTGATCGCGCGCTGAAAGCCGTTGATCTCGAAATGGGGCGCTGGGCAAAGGACGTTGCGCCGAAGTCAAGCACAACGCTTGAGAGCGGCTACAGGCATGCGAGGAACGCTGGTGCCAAGAAAGCATCAGGCGACACCAAAGCCAACCTGACATATGATACGCCTCACTTGAAAGAAGTGAAGAAAGCTGAATCAAAAGAAGCCAAGTTGATTTCGTCCTTCGACGTCGTTGACAAAGAAGCCGTCAACGCCATGAACAACCAGCAGCTTTTCTGGATGGGGAATCACTACAACAAAAACGTATCGGGCGGCATCGGGAAAGCCACCAAGGAAATAATGTTGGAGGGCGGCGGCTCACGAAAAGAAGCGGGCAAGGAAATCGCATCGGCCATGGAGAAAGCCCTGGGAAAAGTCGGAACTCCAAAAGGCTTCGGCGGCACCTCAACACAATACTTCGAAGGCTTGGCCGCGATCGCTATGACAACGGCGCGCGTGGCGGGCCAACTTCGGTCTTTCGCTTTGGGCGGTTTCACCCGGTACGAAATCGTCAATCCCTCCGACGAGAGAACCTGCCCCACTTGTTCCCATATGAACGGAAAAGTTTTCACCGTCAACCAAGGCCAAGAAACGCTGGACGCGGCCATGGGCGCGAAAACTCCCAAGGGCGTGAGGGACGCCCAGCCGTGGCTTGGCACAAAGGGCATGAAAGAAATTTCACCCACTCCGGGTCACACGTCATCTAAGGATTCAAGGACTTTGGCTGAAGCGGGATTCAACCTGCCTCCGTTTCATTTCCGTTGCCGTTGCACCGTGGACATTACAGAAGAACCAGGCGAAGTGTTGACGTTTCCTGTGGAAGTTCCCAAGCCAAAACCGTTGCCGAAGCCGAAGCCGGTTCCGGCGAAGCCCAAGCCGAAACCGAAG